ATCGTACTCTTCGTTGAGCGTGTTCCACTCGGAACGGACGTCGTCCGGAAGTTCCGATCCCGCGTACTCACTGTCGATCTCGGCAAGACGCGCTTTGATCTCGCCCTGTCGCGCGGCTCGCTCTTCGACCGTCATGTTCACGGCCGTGTCCCTTCTCTTCGTATTGGGCTGAGCAGAAGACTCAGCTCGAACAAGTTCCGAAGTGGGCTCAAGTCCCGGCGACGGCGCGACCGGAGGTGAGACAGGCTCGACGTCCGGCTGAGGCTGATCATACGACCTCTCGTGCTTCTGTCCAGCCGTGTTCTTCTCCAGCTCACCGCGCAGAGCTTCGAGATCTTCGGGGGTCAGCCGGTCGAGCATGTCGCGCACGCCGACCGACGTTGCCTCGTACGCCGGGAAGACGACGGGTCCCGCCTCGAACAGCTTGACTTCCTTGATCGTCCTCTCGATCTTCGACGGATCGTCGTTGTCCCACAGAGCATCCCAGAGATCGGGACCGGGCTTGATCGTCTTTCCGGTCTCGGTATCCCGCCACTCGTCCCGGATGACCTCGAACCGGAAGCTCATGCCGGTGATCGCGCGACCTTCGATCGCCTGACGGATCGGCTCGACGACGGGGTTATCAAAGAGCCGTGCCAGCACGTGAAGGCCGGTGTCGTCTTCGCTCAGGCTCTCGAAGGTACCGATCGGGACCGATCCGGTTCGCCAGTCTCGACCGTGATCGAACTGAAGCACCGGCGTACGCTCGCGAAGGGTCTTACGGAACGCACCGCGAGCGATCTTCTCTGTGAAGGCACCTTCCCATGAGTTGATCTCTGTCGGTGTGTCGAAGACGGCCGCGTACCCTTCGAGCGTCCGGCCGTCGCCCTGTTCGTCGTCGCTCGCTTCGACCGCGCGGAAGTCAACCGCACGGGAGACGAGACGCGGGGGCTGACGCTTCGTCACTCCCCTTCCCTCCCTTCGCCGCGACCGCGCGGCAACTCGGCTCGATAGAAACTACGGCGTAGCTCGCGAGCGATCACTTCCCGGAGCATGGTGCGAGCCGGGTCGGTCTCGCCGTCGTCGTCTTCGGCCGCCGGTAGTGCGCTTTGGGCCACAGCGTCGGCCGCCGCTTGGATCTGTTCGAGGCTCTGAAGCTGGACACTGAAGAGCCCCGAGTGACCGCCGACCAGGGACAGAAGATCGCCCGAGATGACCGCCTGAACGGCCGTATCCGGTTCGTACCCCTGAGTGATCAGGCTCGCGATCATGCTTACCCTGATCTGGTCAATCTCTGCCAGATCCTTCTCGTCTTCCCGAAGGAAGGCGATATCCCGATCGTCGTACCAGAGCCGCGCGTCCGGGGGCGTGTTGACCATGTGCGCCATGGCGGCACAGAACGAGCGCCACTGTGGCCGTGCCCAGTGATCACCGAACTTCCGGCGAGCCATGCTGTAATTCGAGTACGTAGCTGATTGCAAGCCTTCAGAGAGACCTACGATGATCGGGGGCACGCCACCGGCCGCACAGATCCGGGTCTCGCCCGCACCCTGAGTTTCCTTGAAGCTGAGCTGTCGCATGTCCGCACCGACGACCCGAACGTCAGCGCCACCGGCGAGAAAGAGGGTCTTGTACGCATTCGCGACCCCCTCTTGATCGGCCTTATACATCTCGACAAACTCGTCAAACTCGTCTTTGGTCACGGACTCTTTGAAGCTCGCGACGAAGTTCGGGGTCGCCCCGTTCTCGAAGAACTTCGCCTTGTGCTCGCTCGCGGCCTTGTCGGCGTAGATCTCCGTCAAGATCGGCGTGATCCATGACATGCCGAGATACAGCGCGTTGGGGTCGGGGATCGGTGCCCAGTGCGCGAACTCGTTCGGCAGGTAGAACTGAGCCTTACCGGTCGGCTCACCGGGCAAGCCACCGAACCGGCCGCCGCCGGGCGTATACATGATCCCCGCGATATCCGCCTTCGTGGCGATCGAGGGATCTTCTGTCAAGATCAACTGAACCCAGTCCGGGCGAAGACGGCGAAGGCGATCCCCCTCACGCACGACGTAAAAGTTCCCGCCCATGCTGACATCTTGCTCAGCCCTGGTCAGAAGATCGCCGGTCGTGCCGTACGGCCACGGTGTTTCGAGAAGCTGAAGATCTCGGGTAGAAAAAAGATCCGTCCCCCGACCGTTCCTCATGCGCTGGAACAAGAACCTAGCTTCGGAGAAGAGCGCCATACGCGCGAGCACGACGGCGAAGACAGGGCCGTTCGCCTTATACGCGCCGTGAACGTACCCGGTAAAGCTCTGGTCGATCTCGTCTCGCGAGCCACCGGCGGGGGCTGACCAGATGGGGTATCGAATGCCCTTGAACCCGAAGAAGTCCGGGTCGGTCAGCTTCAGGCGTTCGAAATCGCGATTCGGCCGGGCGGCCGTCGCGCCCTTCGCGAGCGCACGCCAGAGCTTCACGCTTCACGCTCCCGATCTTCGACCTCGACCACGAACAGGATCGTAACGCCCAGGGCAACGCCACTCGCGATCATCCCCCATGCGCCGACCAGCCACACGAGACCGGACGTAATCAGGATGAACGCAGCTATCAAGCACAGTACAGCTTCACGCCGAGTCATGTATTCCCCTCGTTAGACCCATGCGGCACGCGGGGGCGAGCCCTTCCGCTTGTTCGCCATGGTGACGTACCCCCACATCGCGAGCGTGATCGACACGACCGGGGAGATATCGACCGTGACGTCTCGACGTGCCCATGCCCAACCGTCCCCGAGAACACGCTTCCGAGCCCCGATGATGCTAGCGTTCAACGCCGGATGCGGAGCGAACCGGCCGGTCGGCCGATGATCCGGCTCGGATCGGCAGTGATCATAAAACTGACCGCATGCTGTGACCATCTCGGAGGCTGAGACCCTATAGATCTTGATCCCCTTGTCTTCGAGCTTGCTCACTTCGGTGTTCGCCGGACTGTTCCCGTTAACCAAGATCGCTACCGGCCGATGCCGCCGGTTGAGTTCGACGATTCGATCTACCAGCCAATAAGGGTGACCCGTCCGGTTGTCGATCAACTCAGCCTGAACCAGACCACCGGCCAGCCCCCCGGCGACCGAGATAGACGTGTGAGCCCGTTCGTTGTCCATGTCGAAGGCGAGCACGATCTTACCCGTGATCTTCGCCTTGTTCTGAAGTTGCGCCCATACCCGCATGTCGATCACGGTCGAGCCGGAGGTATCTTCCTCGATCCCGAGTCGTTCCCGCGCGTACTCGACATCATCCATCGCGTCTCGCTCGGTCTGGCAAAACTCCCTGCTCAGCCGGATACCTAGACCAGGGTTCGCCTGAGCGAGAGCGTCGGGATCGTCGAGGCTGACGTCACGCGGTGCCGACCACTCGAAATAGGCGAGCCGTCGAGCTGGTTCGTCAGATCTTCCCCGCTTCATGATCTTCCGGAGTTGGTCACTGTCCCTCAATGGGGCTGAGCTGAAGTACCAGATCTGGGGATTCGGGCGAGCCGAGAGCGTAGGCAACATGGCCGCGACGCTCGCCGATTGGAGTTCGTACGCTTCGTCGAGAAAGAGATCATCGGCTGAGAAGCCTCGACCCGAACCGCGCGTTCGCGCCATGAAGCGGAGTCGAGCCCCGTTCAGTAGCTCGATCCCTTCTTCCCCGTGAGCTTCCGTGACCTTCTTCACCTTTCGGCGAAGATCGTCAGTGTTGTCGATCACCGACTTCACACGGCGGAAGCCTTCGGCCGCCGTCTTGAACTCGTGAGCCGAATGGATCAAGAGACGTGAGCCGAACAGGTAGAGCCCGGCGATCTCGCGGGCTTCGATGATCGTTCCCTTGCCGTTCTGCCGAGGTACGATCGTGGCGACCTCGAACGCTGCCCACCGGCCGTTAGGGAGTTCCCCGCAACCATCTTCGAGAACGATCTTTTGCCACGGGTCGAGGACCTGACCGGTGGACTCGTACAGCTCGATCGCCTCGATCCCGCCGGTCGAGACATACGGCGGGACCTTACGAACTCTCGGCGTTTGCGAGCCGACGTCGCCTAGCTTCTGCCAACTCATCCAGCTTCGAGCCTTCCCGTGGAACATCGGTGTCCATAGCTTCGAGCGTCGCGACCGTATCGCGGTACTGTTTCGCGATCGGTGCCGTGTCCCGGCTTCCGGCGCTCTGAAGCCGATCCCAGAGAAGATCTCTTAGCTCTTCGAGTTGTTCACGGTATGTAGCCATCTGGATTGATCCCAACGCCCGCCGATGATCCCGCTCGACTCGCATCGTACCGGGTCGGGGCGCGTGGATCACTAGATTGTGACTGACAGTCACTTAGCCCTGCACGGCCCTGAGA